CCATAGCTTTACGCCCCCTCAAAGTTGTTTATCAAACCGCCCCAAAAAGCCGGACAGTTTAATTCGTGTGCCGCTACCGTTCCCGCCGCTTCAATGTTTTTGGCTAAAGCAAACGGATTAGCCGGAACATTGCAAATCGAAAACTCCAACAATTCCTGTTTACGGAAAATCAAAGACGTTCCATCCCTGCTGTCAGCCGTTGAGGGAATCTCAATCTCCATAACCCGAAACCCAACAGACCCCGCCCGAATAACCCCGGCTTTTACCCGCTGCCCAATCGACCAGCCAAAAGGGTCATAGGCTTTGTCGTTGAAGAACACCACCCCATGAAGCCCATCCCCATCAACCGCAAGCCCCTCAATCTTGCCAATCGCAGGGATTTCAAACCGATGCGCCCACTGGACAACAGGATTTTCAGCGAACCCCGAAAACTCCCACCCCGCAGGATCAACACGCTCCCCAAAACGGTCAAGGTCAAACGTCGAAAGCGTCCATGCAATACCGCACTCCCTCTGTTCACTGTTATCTGTTACCTGTTCCCTGAACTGCGCCGCCGCAAGCAGTTCAACATCACCAGTAATTTTATGAATTCCCGCAGTATTTTTCCGTACTCCCAAAAAATCAAGCAACGCCGAAGCATCACCCACCCTAAATTCCCCGCCCTTCGTTCTAACAATCATTTTGCCCCCCTCGTTGTTTTTTCTTTCTTTACGTTCGGCTTCGGATTAACGGTTAAACCCTTCGAGTAAAAATAAAGTTCATCGTCCGTCACCATTCCAAGTTTTAACGCAACCCCAATCAATTCAGCAACATTACGGACATTCAACGTCCTGAATATTTCTTTCTTGTGCGTATCAACCGTACGCCGCGAAATATGCAAATTGTCAGCTATTTCTTCTTCCATCCAGCCGCAGCAGAGAAGCCGTATCACCTCGGTTTCCCGTTCCGTTATTTTTCCCGCTTTCATCGGGTATTCCTTCCGCAAAAGTATCCGTTCCCGCACTCCCGCAGAAACATATTTCCTTCCGTCCATAACATCTTTCATGCCCCGGTTAAATTCATCCATCCCGTCTTTCATGTCCACATACGACTTAACGCCGTTCACAATAAAATACATCGCAAGATCATCAGGAAAATCATAAATATTTACCGCCGCAATATTCAGCCTCGGAAAATCATCAAGCAGCAGCCCCATCATGTACGGTGTAGAGCGGCTGTAAAAACCACACTCAATTAACAACAAGTCGGGCTTTATTTCCCGAATAATCGAATTAAGGCTGTCCTTTTCCTGATCAGTAAAAAACATGTCCTTAAAACCAAACGCCTCAAATTCTTTTTTCCAGTGCGGGAATAAATTAACAAATCTGCTAACCACCAATATCCCGCCGGACATTACTTATTCCTTTTTATAATCCCACCCAGAAATCAAATTTTTTGGTTTATGCCAAACATCGCCCCACGGTTTCGGCTCTTTCCCCCTTTCCAACAGCACATCATTAATTGTTTTTATTCCGGCATTTATCTCCGCAATATCCCTTTTACTCTGCGCGTCCTCATTACCTTGAAGCTCCGGTATATCCCAAAGATCAAACCGCCCGGCTTCTTTCAGGTTGAAGCGCATAAAAAACTGGCTTTCAAGAATTTGCTCAAACTGCCTTAAAAGCGGGATTAGCGTATATTGCCAAAATGCGGAATGTTGCTCTTTGGTATCCTTGCCGCTTAACGCCGTTGATCTGTCTGATATATTCGCAACTCTGGGAGGTATCCCAAATTTGGCAAGAATTGTATACAGGTTCCAGCGTTTCAGCTCAAAAAGCTTCACCACATCAGGATTGAATGAGAGAGCCTCAAAACTCGTCCCTTTGCCAAGCACGGCAATTTTGCGCCCCGCCTTTACCTGTCCGTATTTGCTTTCCCAACGCCGTTCAATAGCGTCTGCTTCTTCCGGCCTCAACGTCTGTTCGGTTTTGAGAAGCCCTTGCGGAATAGCGTTGTTTTTCAGAAGGGTAGAGTTCGCTCTGTTGGCAAAGTAATCCTGCTCAAGTTCAAGGGACAAGGAAACAAGCGGATTAACCCCGCGCAAAGGATTCCACGGATTCCAGTCGCGGAAATGAATCAGCTCGTCAGAAAAAATTGGTATCAGCTCGGCCCCGGCTTGGTAAAACCAGCGCCGCTGCCTGTTTTTTAAATCATCCTGCACCCCTAATCCCTCTATCTCAAGCCTGAGTTTTCGGGGATCAAGTATATACAGTTGTTTCGGCAGCCCGCCCGAATAATCAGGCCCGAACCACCAAAACGCTTCACCCTCTATAAACCACCAAGCGGCAGTTTCTTTCCACAGGTCGTACCTGCTTAATTGTTCATTCGGACGATGAAACAACGCATAGAGAGAACCGTTTTTTAACTCCACCCCATCTCTTTCGAGAACGAAATCCGCACGGGCAACATTACGGATTAAAATATTAACCGCAATATTAACCCATGCGTTGCAAAGATAGAGGTCATTAAAGGGGGTACTATAAATGCTAGTAAATTTGTCATCAGCGGTCAATGAATTTTGGAAACTATTTTTTATTTGTGCACCACTTTCCTGAAATTGTCGCTGTTGGCGTTTATTATGTCGCTGTATGTTATGCAAAAATGATTTAACAAAATTCATAAAAACACCACCCCCTGCTGCACATCTGAAAACACCGCATAGCGCAAAGCGTCAAGAAAATGGTCATTAACCTTGACAATCTCCCCCGCCTCGTTCCGGCAATAGTCCCAAATCTCCGAAAGTACCCCATTGCACCTTTCACACACAAAGAATTGCTTACGTTCAATTTTGGCGTTAATAAAATCAATCCCGCTTTCAACGCTGTTATTTGCTTTCACACCCCCGGTAATTTCCTGAATACGTTCCCCGCCCGCAGGATCGCAATACACAGGCATCCCCATTCCATCAGCGCAATCCAGCAAACCCCGCGCCTGTAATTCCTCGTTAAACGACTGGGTAGTCATGTTGAACGCCCCATAATCGCCCAGAACATAAATCACATCACCAAGCCAAGCGATTTTGACAAAAGTAATGTTAAGGCCGAAATCCTGTCCGGCGGCATAACGGTCAAACACTTTCGGCAAATCACCAGCCTTGACAATCATGCTTTCGTCAAAGCGGTCATAAATAACACCTTCCGCTTTCACCCACAGCCCGTCACGGAACCGCGCCTTTTGCTTTTCAGGAAGCACATCAAGAATGTCAGAGATATAATCCTCCGGCAGATTATCCCTGTTATCTTCCGGGTTCAGCAGCATGGATTGATACAGCTCCGGCTTCTCCAGCTTTTCTCCTGAAAGAAACGTCCGTTTCAGCACAAAGATTTTATAGGCCCAATGCAAAGGGCTCCCCGGATTGCAGTCATAGAAAAACAAATTTCGGCAGCCAGCAACCCGCATAGCCAAACGGCTATAAGCCGTAGTAACAGCCGCATACGAAAGCTGGCTAATCTCGTTAAAATAAATCGTGTTATATTCATGCCCTAAAATCTTGTCCGCTTGTTCCCTGTCCCCAAGACCGCCAATCCAAATTTCAGAACTGTTGAAAAGGGTAATCACGTTTTCATGAGCCAAATAGGTATACCCGCTTTTCCCAACGGTATTATCCAGCCACGGAAACAGCGTCTCCCGCAAAACAGAAGAACGGGCATCTTTGGCACGGTAACGGCAAATCAAATGCCGAGACCCCGAAAACCGCAACGCCCGGTAAATAATCGCCATAACCAAAACGGTAGTCTTGCCGGAACGTGAACCGCCAAACAAAAAAATATGTTTTGCCCCGCTTTTCAAAAGGGCAAGGGCTTTTTTCTGTATTGCCGTAGGCTTAAAAATCACGCTGGTTTTCATACTCTGTTCCCTGTTCTTTGATTTACAATCCCTGAAACTCCGGCGAAAAGGTCAACTCGCCTTGTTTCGGTTCCGCTTTGCCGTTAGGGGCAACAAGCCCCGCTGCTTCACGTTCAGCCTTAATCGCCGTCTGCACCCATTCCGTCAAATTGCCCTGGCTCAATTCAGCCGGGTCCATCAGGTCAAGCTTCTTGCTCACCACTTCAAGCATCTTCCCGGTAACCCTGCGGTGCTGTTCCCCTTGCGCTTCAATTGTTTTCCGCATTTCCGCCTGTTTCAGCTTTTCCGAGTAGCCGTCATACTCCGCAGCCCTTTCCCGCCAGCGGAAAGCCATAGACCAGTTGCGCCACACACGATAACGCTTGGCCCGGACAACCTCGTCTTTCTCAATGCTTTCAACCGCCTTGCGGATATTCCGTTCAGGCCCGACATCACGGAAAGCGCAGAACGCCGAAAATGCCGCAGAGCTTTCCCCTGCCAACCGCTCCCAACTCTCAAAGGGCAGCATTTCAGCCTTGGCTTCCTCAATCGCCTTGTCCATGTCCGTCATGCGTCACCCCCGCCATTCGTTTCATCGAACAACCCGCTATCAGATTTTTCACATTGCCCCTTATCCGTTGCCCCCTCTCCCTGTTCTACCCATTGCTCAATTTCAGACAACTTGTATCTAACCGCCCTGCAAATCTTGTGGAAGGGAATTTCTTTTTTCATCGTTTTGCGGCGAATGGTTTGCAAAGAAAGCCTCAACATCGCCGCCACTTCGATTGCCGTCAAATACGTTTCCATCTCGCCCTCCGGTTCATTCGGTTTTCTCAACAGTTTCAACGCTGCTTGATATACTAAAAATACGACTTGCCGGATCGGAATTACATACGCATTTTGTGCAATTTTCGGGGGGTAGGGGGGTAAAAGAATTAGGCCAAAAAAAAGGCCCCCGACATTTCGGAAGCCCTTCAAATTCACAACAAGTCAATTAACGTTTTTAATCTTTTTCGCCTTCCCCTTCCTCCCCCTGTTCTCTGGATTGCTCAGTAGTGGTATAGGAAACCGAAACCACCTTCCCATCATGCATCTTAGCCGTAACAGAAACGGCCCCATACCGCAGTCCAGCGTGAACACGCGCGCGAACAGAACTCAAAAAAACAGCGAATACAGCCAAGTTGAAACTTGCACAATATGAAACATCCTTCCATTTGCATAACAAAAAAAGCCCCCGAAATATACAACAGTCTGCATGT